CCCGGAATGACCCGGACAATATCACCTTACGGGGATACTTCTCATGACACGGCGGCAGCTAGTTTACTGTATAGCTACAGAGCATAATGCTTTTATGCTAGAAGGTTCTACTGCTCGCACGGAGTCCACTGGAAAGTTATCCACTTAAGAGCCCTTAGGGTTTAAGGTGTGCGTACGAGGAGCATTTCGAGGCCGCGGCCCTTGGTGCCCAGACCGTGATTGCTCACGATCCTTCTTCCAACGGGCCGAAAAGGCTTCGAACAGTTGAGGGTTCGGGAGGGCAGCCAGACTGGCAGTGACTAAGTCATTTTCAGTCTGGACCTCGCTCAGATCCGCGAAAGAGATGATGAAGTTCGTCTGCACATTGCAGAATCTCATCATTTCGGCGTATGCCGAAGTTGCGCGTACCCACTGACGCTTCATGCGATCGGCTCCGATCGTCGGCTGGTTGCCGGCGACGAAGTCATCGTAAGAGGTGAAGTCGGGTAGGCGGGGAATCTTCGCTAATTCAGCGAAGACCTCGTCAACCAAGCGCCATGGATCCACACTCTGCATTTCGAATGTGGAGGAGCCGTCGACCTCAAGAAGGAGTGCGATGCGGCTATGAAGAGTTTTCTTCACCGCATCAAACCTTGATTTCTTGTCGACTGGAACCCATGCTTTAGCATATCGTCTGTAGTTGCTTCCTGGGATAGGGAGGTTCTGTTCGAGGCTTGCGTGAGCATAATGCTCCAGCAATGTCTCTACTAATATCTCCGGATCCCACACAAAAGGAAGACGCGAATTTCGCTTGGCCCCCCCAAGAGCAAACCAATCATGGATTGTCTTTTGAGGTTCAACCTGAAGTCCTATTACTAGGGCCTTCAGGAGGGCCCAATTCCGATCGTATTTCGCGATGTTGTCGCTGAGCTCGCTCTTTACTGAGTAAAGAGTCCGCAGAGCTAGACATACTTGAATTTCGTCGAAATTGTCCCATCTTTTACGGGCCAAGTCATTCGAGTTCGGGCTTAAAGCCGTTACCTTATTGGCTAAAGCCAGTAAGAACGGTCCAGATCCCATCGATGACACGTCGAGCTTAGCTAATGCTGAGCCAGCGACGGTCAACGATTGAACAAGAGCAGCTTGTGCCATTGTCCCTAAATGTCCCTTTGCGAACTCCTTAACGGAGGACTTATAGTCCTTTCGTGACAGGAGGTGCCGCAGAAAGCCTCCAAGAGACTTACGTGACCAATCTAGCCACCCGCGTCGAGCCGCCCTCAGGGCTAGCTCTAAGCGCTGCGTATATGAACTTACGCCTAACTCTTCGACAAGCGAAAGATGAGAGACATTATCGTTCTCAAGCACGGCCTGGGACGCGAACGTATGTAAGCGCCCAGATATCGTCTTATGAAGGGAGATTGGAACCCGAAGTGCTTCGCACTTCGCTGAATAGGCACTCGCTGTGGGCTCGTCCCCGATGACAACGTCATCACCGAGAACGCGGTATAGTGAAAATCCTCTTGGATCCTCACCCACACTATTGGCACAATACAGCACCAATGCATGGTGTACGATGGCCATGGAAGGCCACGATGTAAGAGCCCCCATGGGCTGGCCCCTACCGTACTTCACCGACTGTCCGGGCCGGATGGCCCGAAAGTCAAGTAGTCCCTTCTCTTGTGGAAGCACCAAGAACCCTCGATCCCTAAGCAGAGCCAGCCACTTATCCGTCAAGCCGTTAGGCAAGATAGACTTGAAAACTGCTCTGTAAAGTGAAATAGGGATTAGGTCGGTTGCACTCTTGAGATCCACGGACCAGACGTGTTCTTGTCTGGCCCTCAAGAGCTCTCTCTGGAAGGAGGTTAAACCTCCTTCCTGATCAAATGTGCAGTCCCCCGGAAGCACTGAGAGAACATCAGCCATCCAGCCGTGAAGTGGACTAAGGGCCCTTTGGGTCCAGTAGTCCACGATCGCAATAGTCCTCACTTTCCCAGCAGGTTCCTTCAATAAGTGAACCCGTCCGAGGGAGAAGACAGCGTCGTCAGCGGATATTAAATCCTCTACGAAATTGTCTTTCTCCGGACTATAAGACTGCTCTGCAACCAAGCTTTGGATACGCTTGTAATCCTTTCCATAGGCATTACGCGTTCCGTACTCCTCGGCGCATTCCAGGTATTCCAAGAGGGCTTTATCGCCCTCAAGGTACCAGGACCAGGTGTCTAGGTGTCGCTTCAATACCGACGGGCCCCCATTGGGGCCCGCGGCATAGGATCCATGCGGCTTCTCCATGTACCCGTACCTAGTACGGGGCTGAAGAAGGCCTTTCTTCCCGTTTTCACGAGCGTACTCAGCAATTACCTTGGGCCAGAACAATTTCGAACAAAAGTCCTCAAAATCTGAGAGACAAGTTTGATCGAGTTCAGGCTCAGGTTCTGTAATAGTTGCTAGTGTTTGAGCAGCGTGAGTACCTTCGAAGGCTGTATAAGCCTTCAGAATGGTACGCGCCAGTCTCACTACATTGCGATTACCAGAACTTATAGCTCTTCTCCATCTCTGGGGAATGAGCTTAGGTAATCCAGACCGCGAGAGCGACACCGGGACGCCTAGCATCCATGAATCGCGAGGGGCGGATTTATCCGCGAGCCACCGGTCCAGGAAAAAGCAAGCGTTTTTCATTTTCATGATAACAGCCTGCGGACCGGATGCTCTTAGGATCTTGACGAGGGCCAGTCCCAGAGAAGAAAGATCATCTTTCAAGGACTCAGGAGCGGTAAGGGGCCCACCTAATCTGAAACTGGAGTCTAAACCCCAGTGGAAGATTAGTGACAAGAGGTTAACCTCTGTCAATGTGACCACAGAATCCCGCCGATCTTTCACCGTCTTTGACTTGAAGCTCCCTAGGGAACTCAAGGGCCAATTTAATAGCCTACGCCAGCTCCGTTTCGACGGAGACGAGCGTATCTCAGGAGGATGAATATCGGAAACCCTTTGAACCGACATACTGACTGACTCGGCGTTACGCTGAAGTATTTGTTGGTATAGCTTTTTCCAAGCTAAGTACTGCGAGGTCCATCTCTGGATCGCCTGGTACGTGTCCCGTCTTATACTATCAGACGTATGGCGGTCTCCCTTTGGAACATAAGGGAACGCCGGCTCGACAGGTAGTCTGAGCGGAAGGGGGGTGTTTTTGGGTTTCGGAGAGGTCTCAGTAGTGTCGGGATCAGGATCACCGGAGGTACCATCCTTGGAAGTCTCCTCAGCTTTTGGCTGGGAAGGCACCACAAGGCGTCTATCACCTGCTCGCGCAAGTACTATAAGAGGATAATCCTGAGTCATCGAGACTCTGATTTGAATCTGATAAGAACGCTCCGAAAGGTATAGAATGTGACCGCTATCCATAGGGTCCACTACAGCGTAGCAGCCGCCCCCTACCTGCGTCCAATCTATTTGGACATACAGGGGATGCTCTGGTTTTTGCCAGAGGATCCCGGATGAATGAAAGCATGATTTGAAAATTAAAGTCATGTTAGTAGTAAGTTCGAAGGGTACTAGGTATCTGCTTTCCTACCCCCCTCACCCTGGTTGGGATGAGGAGGAGACAGGCCGGACTGTAATCCGCTCAGCAATGGGCGTGGTTTCACCCGCGAGGTTGCCCTCTAGGGCTCCTCGTCGCCGTCATCTCCACCAGCCTCGGAGAGGCCGTAGCCTTCTTCCTAAGACCCGTAGACGGAGATAATCTCACTGTCTTTGGTTACCATTGAATCACACATCGTGGTTCTGGGACCGAATGGCAAGGATAATCCACTCGGACTCTGGAGAAGGGCCTATTACGGTTTCCTTCCTTCACCCCGGACTCCTTGAGTCACCCCAACAGGCCGCCAGGTCAATTCCTGACAGTCACCCTTCTAATATTTCAAGAAGGTGGCTTTCCGCCCTATGGGAACCCAATGATGCCGTTACACGATATGCTCCTCTTTGGAGCACCGCCGATGCTTGACGTCTCCCCGACATTCGGGAAAAAGGACGCCAGGAGGGGTAGCAGGTCCGTAGGCCTAAAGCCTTTTAAGACCTTATACCCTCCCGCGCCAGACTGGATGCCCTCAGTTTCAAACCTGAGATCCGCATCTGGCGTCTCTTCGCCGTCGTAACTCAGATCGATGCCCGAAAGCACCTTGCTACTAGGGTACGGCTGGGAAGGAGAGTACAGGAACCCACCTCTCCATGGAACAGTTCACCCGTCTCTAAGACGGCGGTCTAGCTAGGGGCCACTCTCACGAGTGCTGCTCCGACCTGACTGAGAACTGCCCAAGAAGTGGGCTTTCTTGATTGTGCGCAAGCGGACGCCGGGCCGTGGGGGAGGGGGGGTAACCTCCTTCCTCCAGTCGCTAGATAGGTTTCTGACCTTGATTCCAAGTCTCGATCAGTCTTTTCCTTTGACTGGTACACAACAGAGCAACATTGCTCAAGGCTTTCACCCGTTTCCGGATGGCCACCTCATAGCCTGCCGCCAAGTAGTGTACAGAACTCGTACTCAGTACGGTTCTGGGGAGGATTCACGCCCT